CGATAGAAGCGAAGGTGGTGAAGGTATTAGTTAGCGGCTGAGCCATGATGAGTACTCCGGGTTAGAGGAGGCCCGCGATAATTGCGGCCTGTTCCTCGGTTCGACTTGTGCTGTGGACGCGCTTAATAGCACTGGCCGCTTTCTCGGACTGACTCGACTCGTTGGACGCTTGCGACTTCAGGACGGTCTTTGCAGGGGTGGGCGCTTTTTTCTTGTCGGCAATGGTTGCCTGTTGTGCCATGAGTTGGTCGTAAAGCATCGCCTTACGCCCAAGGACAATCGCGCGGGCATCGCTGACCGCAGCAATCTCCTCACTTGAATAGCCTTCGTTCACCAGATACTTGCGAAGTTCGGACTGGAACGTTGACCGTTTGTCCTTGTCCTTCCAGAAATCCAGTTTGGTGGCTAATTCATCCTCGGCCTTGCGGAGTGCGTCTTGCGCCATCCGGTTTTGCAGATCCTCGCGCATGGCGACTTGCTGCTTTAGGGCCGATTCCCTCTGCTGGTATTCGACCAACTTAGCCATGCCCTCAGCCGGGTTTTCCCGAATGAAGCGCGGCCAATCCGTCTTTCGCCCTTCGGCAATAACGGGGTCCGTCGTCTCGGCGTATCCAATCGAGGCGCTCAGCCTTTGATGAAGGGCCTGCCTCTCTTGATTGACAGCGATGCGTTCGGCCTCGGCGGCTTTCTTCGCCTCCGCTGTCTCCTGCTGCGTTTTGCTCAAGCCCCGGTCACGCTCGCTCTCCCGCTCTGCGACGTACTTTTGCAGGTCGGGTGGGAGTGCTTTGAACCGCTCTTTGGCATCCGCATTCCAGCTAACAGGCGGTTCGATGGCCGGAACTTCCGGTTCTACTTTCGCCTCTTGGCTGGCCTCAACCTCGCCTTCTACCGGGGCCTTAACCTCGGCTTCGGGCTCGGGTTCACTCGCAATCCGGTCGGCTTTTGCCTCATCGGAAAGCTGTTCAATCGGGGTAACGGGGGCATCCGCCACGTCATCGTTACCCAATAGCGAAACGATATGATCCGCTGCACCGTCAACGGTGAGCGCGCTGGTATCTGACATTCAAGGGCCTTTAGTTGATGTGCTGCTCTTGCTGCCGGCGCTCGATCTCATGGACCTCAAACGCGGCCTCGCCAGACCATTGGCGCAGCACGCGTCCAAGGTCGGCCATAATCTGTGTCATCAGGTACAGGCGCTCACGCCCGATAGCGTCGTCGGGGCGGGATGACTTCCACTCCTCGGACATTGCAGCTTCGAGGTACTTCAGCGCCTCAATAAACACGCCGCTATCCATCAGGGCCTTAGCTGCTAGGCCCCGTTGGATACGTTCCTCTTTGGTCATTATTGCGCTTTCTTGGTTTTAGCTTTGGCGCCATCCGTCTTGATCTTGACGTGTGCGTCAACCGCAGCTTTGGCCTTCATCACTTCCATATCGAAGTGGGCCTTCAGCGTTTCCAGTTGCAACTGATGGCGCATACGCATTTCTTCGCGCTGCTGCTCGGCAGCGGTCTTGAGTTGCTCAAGCTGCGCTTGGTGTTCGGCGTGCATCCGGTCGGTCGCCATATCGGCCTGAGCCTGATTGGCTTCCTGCTGCGCCTCACGGGCCGCGCGCTGCTGGTCAAGCTGAGCGTCCAGTTGCGCCTTCTGCTGCGCCTGCTGAAGCTTGATCTGGCCCTGCTGCTGCTGCATCTGAAGCTTAGCCTGGACCTCCATCATCTTGGGGTCGGGCTTGGGCTGCTGCGGCGGGGCGGTCTTGGGGTCGGTGTAGAAGTCGTCAGCGGCCTTAAAGCCCTGCGCCTCAACCAACTTATTCAGTTTGTTGTAGACGTTCGTGGCGGTCAGCAATGGGCCATTTAAGCCACCCTGAAGCGCGGCAATCGGCCCATCAACCTGGGTCATCATTGCCATGAGCGAGCCTATAACTTTGTCTTTGTTGCCAGAGCCAAGGCCCACGGTCACGGTCGCGTCCATCTCGGTATCCCAAGAGGACGGGTCTACATTGATCCACTTGCCCCGCAGCTTTACGGTCGCGGGCTTGTCCTGATACTTCGTGGTCAGTTCCGCGATGCGCTTGAACAGCGGCTTAAGAAACTGCTCTGCGTAGTTACGGGCCAGCAGATCCAGAGTATCTTGGCTGCTGTCCTCGACCTTGTTTACCCCGGTAGCGGTCGAGGCATACGGGTTGAGTTCATCACCACCAAGGCCAGCGGTGAACCTACGAACCCCGGTGCGGGATTCCTTCACGCTGTCGAGATAGCTAATCATCGCCATGCCGGATTGGGTCGTGTCAATCACGGGCAGCGGCGTTACGGCGCCAGGCGCAGTCGTGCGGATTACCCCACCAGGGCGTCGGGTAAGCACGTCCTCCATGTTCGCTTGGTTCTCAAGCACCACCAACTGCGGGGCGGTGTTGAAGTACAGAGCGTCCATGTTCTCGCGCCAGACCGTGGACTTAATAAGCTGAATGTCCATGGTCTTGTCGGCCATAGACTCGCCAATCAGCTTGTGCGGCTGAAGGTACGGGGTCCAGGCCGTGAACGGGTGGCCGTCACACTCCTCATTGCTGAGGATTTCGTAGCCGCCATCACCAGCAAGGGTGACTTTGCGCCACTCCGCGATCCCGTCGCCGTTGAAGTCCACCTTCAGGTAGCACTCAGCAACCCAGACCTTAGCCATTGCCGGGTCGAGGTTATTGGTTGCCACGTAGGACAGGTCATCTTCGCGGGAGAAGCGGTTGACCTTCTCAACGTTCAACTCCAAAGCGTCAGTGCCGGCAGACAGGGCGTTTACCTTCGCCTTGTCAAAGCCCATCTCGATCAGGTCGGACTTGGTACGGCTTGAGCGGTGCGCGGCAAACGTGGTGGTTTCCAACGATACCGTGCGGCGCTCAGTCAGGAACTCCTCGGGCGGCACAATCTCAATGCAGACCTTGCCGCTCTTGTTGGTGCGGTTGATCTTGCAGTCGTACAGCAGGCCGTCATCCAGCGGGTCCATGCCCATTTGCGGAGGCATCTGCTGGCCCATCTGGGGCGGCATCTGGGGCGGTTGGCCCATCGGGGCCTTCGGGCCCACCTCATCGCCGTTCTGCTCGCCTTGGGGCTCGTATTCGGGCTGGTTGGCCGGTCGAGTGGTGCATGACACCTCCTCAACGTTCTCCTCGGCCAGCAGCATCATATACTGCGCCTTGGTCAGCCCTTCGTATTCTTCCGGGGTAACTGTCTCGGACTCATCCCACCAGGATTTGCTTACACCCAGCTTAGACAGCAGCCCGTCTTTCAGGCTGTTCTGAAGCAGGTTGAACCCGCTCGGCTGGGTCTGGAACACCCAGTTAACGTAGTCGGTCTTTTGTTCGGCAGCTTCTTCCTGCTCGGGACGGCGCGCGGAAAACGTGACGTAGGTGTCGGTGCTGGCGAACACCTTCATAAGCGAAGGCATCACCGCATCGATTGACTCCGACACGTCTCGAGATACAACCGCTGAGCGCCCGGTCTGTTCATTGCCAAACGGGTCGCCACGATAGAACTGCAGCGCCTTCTGGCGGTCTTTCTGTAGCGTGCCCCCAATCCAGCCAAGGGTGTTGTTGAGCTTGGCTTCAACGATACCCTTCAGCGTGATTTCGGACATTTCGGCCATTAGCTGGCCCACTCAATGCGGACGCTGTAGCCCGGCGCAGGGTTCCAGGACACCCGAGAGTTCTCAATTGCATCGCGCGGCAGGCCAGCCTTTAGGGCCAACGGCAGGAGCGCATTACCCCAGGTATTAATGTGCTTCCCGTATTGCAGGCCAACGAACTCGGTCGCTTGTTCGGAAATGTCCACGTAAGGCATTAGGCTGCCTTGCCCTTGGCCTTGAGTGTGGGGCGCTTCTCAGGCTCAATCTGGTGGCTCAGGATGCGGTCAACGTCATAGGCAATGATTTTGCCGTTGGGCCACCTCTTGGCGGCTTCAATCCGGCCAAGCGAAAGGGCTTCGTCGTCTGTCTGTGCCTCAACCTCAACGGTCGCGCGGAATGAGTTGGTTCGCTTCGGGAAATCGCGGACGATCACCCTAACTGTGCGCTTCATACGATCCTTTTATTGAGTGCCGAGTAGTCAAGCGGCTTGCTGCTCGCGGGGGGCTTTAACCCAAGTGCGAGGTATCGAAATGCGTCGGCTGCGTGGCTCGACCAATCGTGTCGGGGGCTGGCTCGCCAGGTGCCTAGCTTGTCCACCCATTCGCGCTGGTACTGCCTCAAGGACTTAACCCCTCGGGCGCACTTCTCAGCGTCGAAGTAGCAACGCGGCAGCAGCATCCTTACGGCGTTAATCCCGTCCTCAACCCGTTGAACGGGGACAACGGTTGCCCGGATGCCAAGTGACTGAAGAACTTCGGTGCGGCTTTTCCCGGTGCCCAGCTCTTTGACTTCGGCGTCATGGGGTAGAAGATGCTCGCCGTAGACATAAGGCTTGCTCTTAAGCTGGGCTGCGTAATGCGCCAGCCCCTCTCCTGAGTTCTCGTAGTAATCAATGATCCGAACCTCGCGGTTCACTTGCTGCACAAACCAAATTGCGGTCGCGTCATCCACGCCCAAGTCCCACGCCGTGGTGACGGGTATCTGAGGCTCCCAAGGCACCCTGCCAATGCGCTTGTCAGCGTCGGCCTGGGCCATTTCTTTACCGTAGTAGGCGCCAACGTTCGGGGCCTGGAATGAACACTCAAACTCCTGAGCGTATTCCTCGGCGCTCATGGCCTTTTGGTTTGCAGCCAATTCCTCGGCATCAACCACGCCAGTCTCGGACGCCTTGAACATTGCGGCGTACCACTCCGGGTCAGACTTCGCGGCCTCAAACAATTCGTAGAAGGCATTCTGGCCCTTGGGCGTGCCAATGAAGATGGCCCAGCCTTTCCGGTCGGACAGCAGCGGTCGGATAACCTGTGTCCAGACCGTAGGGTCCATGTCGCCGTATTCGTCAAACACCACCCCGTCGAGGTACAGCCCGCGCATGGCGTTCGGGTTGTCCGCCCCGTACAGGGTGATTCGGGCGTCGTTCGCAAGCTCAACCCACAATTCAGCAATGTTGGGGTCGCTGTTGCGGAACGGGGCCGAATAGTCCTTCAGGAAGTCCCACGCCACGTTCTTGGCTTGGTTTCTCAAGGGTGCGATGTAGGCGTATCGGGGCTTGTGCTTCTTGCACTGGATCGCCCGCTCAATCAGTTCATTCAGCGATAGGACGGTCTTGCCAAAGCGGCGGTGACAAACTAGAGCGTTAAACCGCTTCAGGTTATCGTGGATCTGCCATTGCCACTGCCGGGGGGCGTAAATCCCCTCCGACTTGCCGGCAGCAACATCAAACATTATTCGCGCGGCTTGGTTGCCGTGATGAACTTGAACGTGCCCGCA